ACAGAATCGACAGCAAAGCTAGACACGCACACCACTCAATATAGCTAGTACGCTGTCACCTTATTAACTCATATGAAGAATAATAACATGTATAAATCATCAATCATGGAATGGTTGCAATCGAATGCGCCATTAATTTACGGTGTCATTCTATCCATCATTATAGCCTACGGTCGTTTAACATATGACGGGGTAGGCGGACGCCGTAAATGGGTTGAAGCGTTATTGTGTGGTGCGTTGTCATTAGCTGCTAGCAGTGGGCTAGACTATTTTGGCTTACCAGTTAGTATGAATCCGTTTATTGGTGGCGCAATTGGATTTTTAGGTGTTGATAAATTACGTCAAGTATCAAATTCAATGTTAAGAAAAAGGGTTGACAACAACGATGACTAAGCTAACTGAACATTTTACGCTAGAAGAGTTTACTCGCTCGACAACAGCTAGTAGATTAAAAATTGATAACTCTGTGCCTGCTGATTTAATGCCCAACGTGCAATTAACAGCTATTAAGCTGGAGTTGGTAAGAAAAGCTTTAGGTAAGCCAATTATTATCACGTCTGGATATCGCTGTCCTGCGCTAAATGCTAAAGTTGGCGGTGTAGCAACAAGCGCTCACACAAAGGGATTAGCGGTAGACTTTAAATCGTCATTCGGTACGCCTAAAGAGATTTGTCAACAGTTGGTTGATGCTGGGGTGCAGTTCGATAAATTAATTCAAGAGCATAATCAATGGGTGCACATTGGTTTTAGTCCGACACATAATCGCCAAATAGTGTTAACAGCAGCCAAGCAGGGCGGTAAAACGGTTTATTTGAGTGGTTTAAAATGAATAAAACATACACGGCAATAGCGATTATTTTTACATTTATGATTTATGTTATTGTTAATTTGTGTAAAGACAAAGAAGCAATTCAAAAAACAAACGATGAACTGCTCGGAAAAATCGAACAGTTAAATCAGAACATCGCTAAAAACAATCAAATCATAGCAGATAATGAGCAAAGCAAACGCGAGCTAGAAAACCAATCGCTAGAACGTCAGGAGCGAATCAATGAGCAACTTAAAAATAATGACTGTGCTAATGAGCGTGTTCCTAGTGTTATCTCTAACAGCCTGTACAACAGAGCGAAAAATCTACGTCAATCGACCGATACCAGCAAACTTGCTCAGTGATTGTCTGCCAAATTTACCTCCGAAATCAATGACATTCGGCGATAGTTTGAAATATAACGAACATTTATTAAATGTTATTGAAAAGTGTAATGCAGATAAAAGGGCGATAAAGGAGATTAGTAACAAAAATAACCATTAACTTTTTGTGGAAATAAAATATAATAATTTAACAAATTTACTTAGAAAGGAGTTAAATTATGGAACTAAAAAACAAAACTAAGAGGAAAGCAAGTGGGAAGTGCCCTTATTGTGAAAAGAGTGTTTCAGCAATAGTTATTGAGGAAAATACATTAAGAAGAGATAAGTGCCAATGCCCTTCTTGCTATAAGATTATCTATGTTTGCCGTTGGCCTGGTTGTTATAATTATACTGTTGTTGGGGATTTTTATGATGATGAATTATGCCCTAGGTGTAGTGAAGACATCAGTAGGTCAACAACTGGTATATTAAAAGGTGCTCTCAAAATAGTATCGACTGCGGTCGTGAGCCTAGCTATAGCAAAGGGTATTAATAAAGATAAAAATAAAAAATGATAGAATACATTATCAATCAAACCGCTTAACTGGATGGATGAACAGCTTATTAAAATGCAAAATAGCTACATAAAGCAACATAACGATTTGATGCTTGAGTACATGAAAGAAAAAGATGTGGCTAGTATGTCAGGTCGCTTATTAAGGCGATGGGGTAAAGAGAAAAAGCCAGAGTTAACAAATAGGATACAAAAACTACAAGAGCAATCACAAATTCAATTATTAATTTAAGGAAAGATTATGAAAAAGGGCGAAAAGAAAAAAGTAGGTCGCCCAAGTGAACTAGCCGAGTGTTTAATTAAGGCTAAAGAATACTTACTTGGGGGCTACGAAACATTTGGGGATGTAGTGCCAAGTGTTGCAGGCTTAGCTTGTTATCTCGGTAAGCACAAGTCATCAATGTATGAATACGCAAAACAAAACAAAGAGTTTTCCGACACGCTAGAAGCAATTAAAACACTACAAGAGAATAAACTAATAAATGGTGGGCTAACTAGCTCATTCAATCCAACTATTACAAAGCTGATGCTATCTAATCATGGCTATAGCGAAAAACAAGAAATAGACCATCAATCATCCGACGGCTCGATGTCACCAAAACCAACACGAATAGAGTTAGTAACACCCAAAGAGTAAACACTATGACCACAGCACAAATACAGTTACCTAAAAAATTGATATCTGTGTTTGTAGCCGAAAATGTTAGGTATCGCGGCGCATATGGCGGTCGAGGTAGTGCTAAAACTCGTTCATTTGCTTTAATGACAGCGATTAAAGGTTATCAATTTGCAGAAGCAGGGGTAAGTGGTGTAATACTGTGCGCCCGTGAGTTTATGAACTCGCTAGCTGATTCAAGCATGGAAGAAGTGAAACAGGCCATTCGCTCGGTTGATTGGTTAGCTGATTATTACGATATCGGGCAAAACTATATCAGAACAAAGAACGGGTTAGTTAGTTATGTGTTTTGTGGTTTACGTCATAATCTAGACAGTATTAAATCAAAAGCTAGAATTTTATTATGCTGGGTTGATGAAGCGGAAAACGCATCAGAAATCGCATGGCGAAAGTTAACCCCTACGGTTCGTGAGACTAACTCCGAAATATGGGTAACGTGGAACCCCGAAACAGAGGGAAGCCCAACAGATATAAGATTCAGGCAAACACCGCCGGAAAATGCGGTTATCGTTGAGATGAATTATAACGATAATCCGTTTTTTCCTGATGTGTTAGAGCAAGAGCGGTTGAACGACCTCGCCAGACTAGATTACGCATCATATGCGTGGATTTGGGAAGGGGCATATCTCGAAAATTCAGATAAACAGGTTTTAAGTGGGCGATATGTTGTTGAAGAGTTTGATGACAATCTACATAAAAAATCCGACCGCTTACTATTTGGTGCGGATTTTGGCTTTGCTAATGACCCGAACACATTAATCCGCTCATTTATTCTCAATGATTGCCTATACATCGAATACGAAGCATACGGCGTGAATATCGAACTAGACGAGATGGGTTCTTTTTACGATTCAGTGCCAGAGTCTCGAAAATGGCCGATAAAAGGCGACTGCTCACGACCTGAAACTATTAGCCACATCAAGCGCAAGGGTTTCAATATCTCAGCAGCGAAAAAATGGCAGGGTAGCGTCGAGGACGGTATCGCATATCTGCGAGGGTTTAAAAAAATCATTATCCATCCTCGCTGTAAACACACAGCAACTGAGGCGCGGTTATACAGCTATAAAACTGACCGCGTAACTAATGAAGTGCTACCAATCATTGAGGATAAAAACAATCATTGTTGGGATGCGATACGTTATTCGCTGGATGGTTACATTAAACATAAACGAACAGCAGGGCTATTCATGAGGTAATAATGAGTTATACAAAATTAACGGATGAACAACTGTTAAATAGCGCGCAAATGGCGATTAACAGTAACCTAGATGTGCAACGGCAACGGTTAGCATATGCGTCACACGGGTTGATGAATAACAGCAAACGGGCATACATCGATCGCGAATTTGGCTATCCTGAAAACCTCTCTTTTAATGATTATTATAAACTCTACAAAAGAAATAGTGCGGCGCGTGGTTTTGTTGAGCGATTGAGTGATATTTGCTGGATGGATTATCCAAAATTCATTGACGGTGATATTCGAGAGCAGGATACAAAACTAACTGCGTGGGAAAAAATTGTAACTGATTTATTTAATGACAAATTGTGGCCGTCAATTATTGAGGCGGACAAACGCGGAATTGTAGGGCGTTACGCTGGGTTAATTATTCAACTGCGCGATGGTAAAAAATGGGATGAGCCAGTTGATGTTAATGTAATGAATAGATTAAATCCTGTTGATGCTATCGTTAAAATTATTCCCGCATGGGAGGAGCAACTCACTGCGTGCGAGTGGAATAATGATGAATCTGACGAAAACTACGGGCAGGTTACGATGTATCAATTTAATGAAGCGTCTATCGGCAATAACTCTGGTAAACCTAATTTATCGCGCAGGATACATCCAGATCGCGTAATTATCCTCAATGAAACATCTGTTATTAACTCAATAGATGATGGTGAATCACAGCTAGAGGTTGGTTATAACGATTTAATCGACATGATGAAATACTCTGGCGGTAGTGCTGAGGGATTCCTCAAAAACGCTAGTCGTCAAGTCCATGTTAATTATGATGCAGACACCGATATGGACGAGCTAGAGCGAGAGTTGCGCAGACGAGGATTTGAACAACCAGCTGATGCGTTAAATAAACAAATATCATTGCTAAATTCAGGCACTGATAGCGCGCTAATCACATCAGGTGCTACAGCTAACATATTATCGGTTTCACCAGCTGACCCGAGTTCGGGTTGGACAGTTTCAGCAAATAGTTTTGCTGCGTCGGTGAGAATGCCATTTACAATCATTTTTGGTCAACAAACCGGGCGATTAGCATCTGATGAGGATAAGGCCGATTACGCAAAACGCGGCATGTCACGACGTAACGGTTTTTTAACAGCATTAATTAAAAATCTGATTAACCATTTAATCAAATTGAGAGTTATTGAGCCGCTAAAAAACGGCGTATTGACATTGAAATGGTCAGATTTATTAGCTCCAAGCCAAGCCGATCGAATCGAGGTTATGCTAAAAATGTCTGATGTTAATGTAAAAGCGCAGCAATCGATGGGCATTCCAGTGTTCACGCCGAATGAAATACGAGATGCAGGCGGTTATGAGCCTGATCCTGATTTAGAGGATATTGATATTGAAGAAGCCGAGACTGATAAAACCGATTCCGAAAAATCCGATACTACCGAGAAGTAAAACCAATCCCACCCTATCAAATAAACAAATTCTTCAAATGCGTAGCGAAATACAAAAACGCTACAAAACAATCAAACAATCAATTATTGAGCATATCGAATTAAGCTTAGGCCACTATGCTAAAGAGCCGATTAAAACAGCGATATTCGTTGATAATACACTCTATGTCGTTAATGCTAGTGTTAATTACACTATTGACGGCAATCAACTTGCTAGGGTGTTAACTCGCATTCAAGAAATTGTTGATGAAAACTTAATTGATGGCGGTATTGAGAAGTTTTGGGCAGGTAAGTTTGTTGCTGATATGTATCAAATGGGGACTAATCGCACTTTTCATAATCTATCCACTCAATCACCACTTTATTCACAAGCTACATCACTGGAATCACTGTTATTTAGTGATGCTTACATTCGCCGAATCGGGCTTGCATATACAGCAACATTCAACGACTGGAAAGGGCTTGCGGATAATCTAAAAAGTGATTTAGGTACGGTTTTAAGTAGCGCTGTAGCCCGAGGGATTAATCCGAGAGAAACAGCCGATATTATCAGTAAGCGTATTGATGTTTCATATAGCAGAGCTAAAGCCTTGGCGCAAACTGAACAAGTAGGCGCACTTCGTCAAGCAACATGGGACGAAACTAAACGCACTCAAGAGGAGTTAGGGTTAAAAACAGGCTTATTACATATGTCTGCTTTAAAGCCTACTTCTAGATCTACACATGTCGATAGACACGGCAAGGTTTATACTGTTGAACAAGTAGCTGATTGGTATGAAGAAAGCGGTAATCGATACAATTGTTATTGCGCTCAAGTTGCGGTGCTGCTTAATGAAAAAGGTGATCCATATAATCAAGCAAGTATTGACAGATTATTGAAAGAATCTGATGAATGGCGTGAACAAAACAAACCGAAACAGCAAAGCTTAAATTCTGTTGAAGACGCTAATGAATGGGCAAGAAAACACATTACTGAAACCTCAAACCTACCGCCAGATATTGATACTAAAGAGTTAGCACCATGCCTGAAATTGGTATCGGAAATTCAAGAACGATTTAACCTACCTAAATTTAGGTATGCTGGAACAATAACAGGTGATATTTATAAATATCCAGAACCTCCAAAAGAGATGTTGGCTGCGTATTCACATAAAGCTAATGCATTGCTTATTACATCTGATAGCGTTGATAAAAAAGCGTTGTTAGAAGAGGATTTAAAAAGTAAAGCAAATGGATATAAACGAAGCTCTATAAATATGATTGGTCAGACTAATAACGAAGAATTAGCTAAAATAATTCATGAAATGGATTACATCCCGTGGATAGCGGTATCAACTCCAAGAGGCGTTTATGCTCATGAGATGGGACACGCATTACATTATCAACACCAGGAAGAAATTGATAATATCATTAAGAAATTGTGGGGACGAGGTTGGGCACACGCAATTAGTAAGTATGCTCAACGTAACAAACGAGAATTTGTCGCTGAGGCGTTTTCGTTGTATATTGAAAATCGCATAGAAGCTAAAAAAAGACTACATGCAGAACTATTTAAATTTTTCCAATCGTTAGATAAGGGCATTAAATGAATAAGTTTGATTTATTAGTTGAGCAAGCAACTAAACTGATTAACACCGAGCCACTTCCTGATGACGCAGAGGAACAATTGCAACAAATTATCGACCAAGCTGCCGACAAAACGGAAAGGCGCATGTTAGCGAGTTTTGCTGAATCTCTGTTTGTTATAAGGAATGAGTAATTAATTCACTGAACCGCCCTCTGGCGGTTTTTTTATATCTAAAATCCACACGAGGTAAAGCATGACACTTAAAAGTGTAAATGTTTTATCTGTCGTTAATAGTAAATCCAAAATATCAACGCAAATCATTGACGGGAAAGAGCACATTGTTATCAATGATGTGGTCCCTATCGTGGATGATATTGTCATGAACGGAATTTTCTATCCGGCAGATGAAATTAACAAATCGTACATGACATTAAATGATAATTTAATGCCACTTGACCATCCACGAATAAATAACGAGCACGTTTCTGCATTAAACCCTCAAGCTATTAATAACTTCTATATTGGTGCTTGGGGCAGAAATGTTCGTAAATCTAACGATAAAGTCTTAATGGATGCCTATATCGATAGAAAATTTGCTGAAAGCACTGAAAAGGGGCGAATGCTTGTAAATCGACTTGATGACATGATGAGCGGAAAAAATACCACACCGATTCACGTGTCAACTGGGCTAACTTACACGCCAGATAATCAATCAGGCACATCAAAAGGTAAACGGTACAAGTCAATAGCTCGAAACATGAAGTTCGATCATGTCGCAATATTACCTGACAAACAAGGTGCTGCCACGCCAGATGACGGAGTGGGTATTTTTGTTAACTCCAACGGTGAAAAATCGCCAATTGAAAATGTAAGCCTTATTGAGTGTTCAGAAGATTCAATAAGCAATGTAATTAGTAAAACCATTAAAGAGGTTTTAAGCGTATTTAAATTTAATCAAAAAGAGGAAGAAGACTTAATGAAAGAAAAAATCTTACTAGCTCTAAATGCTGCAGGTATTAAGACCGATGGCTTATCAGATGAGCAACTGTTAAAGGCTTATAACGAGCAAACAACCAAAGAAGCGATTGAGAAAAAGAAAACTTCTGAGGAAGAAGAAAAGAAAAAAGCTGAACAGGAAAAGAAAAATGCAACTAATGCCGAAGATGCGCCAGCATGGGCAAAAGCATTGATGAATAAGGTTTCAAGTCTGGAATTAGCAGTAAATGCCAACACAGAAAAAGAACTCTCAGTTAAGCGAGAAGCAGTAAAAAACAAGTTCAACATGACACAAACTGCGGTAAATGCGCTATCTGGTGAGCCGTTAGATGCCTTATACGCACAGTGCGTTAAAACAGCGCCTATTAGCGGTGGTTTTGCTAATAATTCAGATAATTCACTATTAAATATGGAGGCTCCAGAGTAATGATTCGATTTAAAACCGTGATTGGTGGTCCAGCACGCAAAAACGACCCACAAACAATTGACTTAAAAACAGGTGAAGCGATTGCGCCATGCTCTTTGGTTGCTGTGGTTAACAATAAGTTAATGAAACATTCGGCAGCAGGTGAGCAAACCCAAGCATTAGTCATCACAAATGATTATCTGGGTGGCCATGATATCCGTGACAATGTACCTAATGACACATCAGGCATCGCCATTATTTGTGAAGATGATGTTACTTACCATGTTTTAGTAAAAGCAGATGAAGCGTTAACAGTTGGCGACAAATTAACATCTAACGGTGACGGTACACTAAAAAAAGCAAGTGGTACTGATGCGGTGCTGTTCTATGCATTTGAAACCTATACCGTTGGCGCAACCGCTGAACAAGTTCGAGTTCGTAAAGCTTAAGGAGCAATAATGAAGAACGAAAAGATTATTTTTAATAAAAAATTAATTACCAATTCCGCTCAAGTAGCACAGGCTTGGAATCAGTTAAAAGCAAGCCGTCAAATCTTTAATAACGCTCAAAACCAAATGAGCGCAACACACGGCAATGCTATTGAAGTTAATCAAGCCGCAATCTTAACCCAAGATTACTGGCGTGAAGTGGATAACGTGACTACCCGTGTTATTCGTGATGACGAGGGCGCGCCATTACTTGATGATTTATTATCGTTAGGTACGCCTATCTCTATTGGTAAAACAGCGGCACTATATCGCGTTTCAAGCGATGCAGGATATGTTAATCGCTCAATGTCAGGACAAGAGCCAGAAACGCTAGATAAGGTTGTTTATGACCATTACGGCGACCCTGTGCCAATTTTTAAAACAGGCTATGCTCGTGAATGGCGTGAATGGTTAGGCTTGCAAACTGAAAACATCGACGCAATGTCAGATGACCAAGAAGCGGCAGTTGCAGCATTACGCCAAGATATGGCGCAATACATTTTAACGGGTGATGAAAAAATCAAAGTACAAAACTTTGAGGGTAAAGGTATCACTAATCATCCACATACAAATCAAGTGGATTTAAGTGCGTCTGGTTTAAATATTGATTTAACTTCTACCTCAACAAGTAACGACGATATTATTAATTTCTTCACAAAAGACTTTGTAGTCATTCTTGATGCCAATTTAGTGTCAGAACAATTAAAAGTCTTTATCTCTCCTGAAATTGAGCGCCGTTTAAATCTTCCTTACTCTAATTCAAATGGATTTAAAGAGGGGACAGTAAAAGACTATATTTTACGTTACTCAGCGCACATTGGTTCATTCACCAAAACATTTGAGTTAAAAGGCAATCACTTTATTGGTTACGTTCGTAACGCTCAATACATCAAAACACGTATTGCAGCACCAATCGGTTCATTCATGAAGCAGCGAATCAACCCACATGATAATTATCAAACATTGGTTTGGTCGGCATTTGGTTTACAAATCAAACGAGACTTTAACGGCAAAAGCAAAGTGTTTAATGCAAGGGGGTAATCAATGAAATTGCGAGTAACTAAACGCGGCTGTTTCGGCCGCATTGATGGTGCAGTGGCTGAACTACCTATCGGGCATGAGTTTAAGGTCAAGGATATACCGCCAGCGTTTGTTGGGTGTGTAATTGTTATTGAGGATATTAAAATCACACCCCCAGAAACTCTTTTAATTCTAAAAATAGAAGATAAAGATGTTGACCTTAGCAAGTTGACTGTTGATGGACTAAAAGAGTTTGTCGAAGCAAATAATTTGGATGTAACTCAAGAGAAAGGCGAGGTGAAAGCTGATTTTGCTAAGCGTATTTATAGCGTGGCTCTTGCTAAATTAGGAGAATAAAGATGACGGTACAGGTAACCGCAGAAGACGTTAATCAAATGTTATCAGAGCTTGGTTATTCTGTACCGAGCTTAGTTATTGATGCAATCCTTAAAAAAGTCAACTCAATCAGTGATTGCTTGGTAGCTCATGGTTATTCAGAAGCCGATCAGCTTTTAATATTGATTTATTCCGCTTGCTTACTGGCTCAAATGCAAGGAGCAAGAAAAATCGCATCACAATCAGCACCAAGCGGTGCGTCAAGGTCATTTAAATATGATGATGTGGGTTTTAAATCCATGTACTCATTGCTAAAAAATCTTGATGTCCACGGCTGTACTGATTGTCTAGATATTTCTTGCTCAAAAAAATCATTTTTTTTAGTTGTTGGAGGTAGGGATGAGTAATACAGCGAATTGGGGCTATACAAATGTTGCAACCGTATATCCTCACATGGGATACGACGGAGAAAACAATGTTGATACTTATGGTCAACCTTATTTGGTGAAATGCACATGGAAAGATGAAGCGCCAAACGCATTAGGTGCTTACATTGATTCCTTAGGGGTTGAAAGGGTAAGAAAAACAACTTTTTACACCGAAGACAATCGAATTAAGCAGGGTGACTTCATAGTAAAAGGCGATAAAACTTCATTACAGTTAGAAGCCTCAAACGCTGAACAAGTGAAGTTTGTGCTTGAATATGACATGAGCGTTTTTGGTGAAATCCCAGATTACGAGGTAGTTACATAATGGTAGTTAAAGGCGTTTCAAAGGTGAACAGAAATATTCAAAAGATAACTAATGAAATTGCCAACATCAGAACTCAAAGAATTATCCAGCAAATTATGATTGTTGGTATGTCTTTTGTAGCTCCAATCACACCTAGAGACACTTCAACGCTAATTAATTCGCAGTATAGAGAACTAAAACCAATACCAAAAGGCTGGACTGGTCGAGTTGGTTATACTGCTAATTACGCAGCATTTGTTAACAATGCCAAAGGTACAGCAAAAGGTAAGCGTACCGGTAAGAAATCTCAGGGGGATTATTGGTCTCCCAACGCAGAACCTCACTTTGTTGAAAAGGGTTTTGAAAGGGACGGAAAGCAGGCTATTGAGCAAGTTATTAAAGATGGTTACAAAATATGATTTCTGATACATATAACTCAATCAAAGACTGGCTAAATTCACATAATTTACTTGATGATTACATCTTACAATTTCGGAAGTGGGTTGAAGTAAAAAATACAAAATCCAATAGATATATTGTGATCGTCCCTGCTGGCGGAGGTAATGCCAGCGAAGCAGTAACACGAGATTATTTTAGGATTGTAATTATTTCAGCGATTAATGATTCGAATATTGTAGCAGTTAATGATAGAGCGGATGAAATCAGGCAGTTTATGCTAGATGATTTTGAATCTAATAATGTTATTTCAATGAACCCAATCGGCGGAATAACGCAATCAAACACAGAAGAAGGGCGGTTTATTTTCGAATTTACTGCTCAAATGATTATATCAAGATAAGAGGTACATTATGGCTAAAAGCAATGCAGGAACTGGTCGAAAGGTCGGTGTTTATTATTCAATCGGTAATCCAGACAAAAAACCAAATGATGCGGATTATAAGCGGTTGGGAATGATTCGGGGTAAGTCACGAGGCGTGAATTGGAACACAATTGATGTTACAGCCGATACATCCGAAGATGGTACAACTGAATCAATGGTTACAACCAAGGAAAAGACAGTGTCATTTGACGGTATTTCTCGAGGTGATGACATCCAGAATCAAAGTGCCTTATTAGATCACATTGAAAGCCCATCACAGGACACTGACGGGCAACCATATGCTTGGATTAAAATTGTCAATCCAACTATTAACAGAGTGATCGAGGGGTGCTATTTGTTGTCCTCATTAACCGAAGAATACCCGTATGATGATGTATGCACATGGTCTATTGAGGGTACTAGCGCAAATAACGTGACTAGAACAGTTATTCCACCAAAAAGGACGTAGAATGAAACCAGTAATAAAGGACATTGGGGAATTTATAATTCATCATAAAGAAACTGATTATTTATTTATCCCGTCTTTTTTTAACATGACAAAGATTGGTAAACCAGATGAAATAGTTGAGATTTTTTCTATAATTTTTGGCGAAATAAATAATGACAATTTCACATCCGTTATAGAATGCGCTGACAAAATACTTGAGGCTTGTTGTACAACGGATTGTTCTGTTATTACTGGTTATCTCAAAGGCGAAGACAAGTTGGTTAATATTGAGGCGGCAATACCTGTTGAAGATAAATTGATTCTATCTCAGCATTTGTTAAAGCACGGCTTAATCGGTGATGTTTCGCCTAAAAAAACTAGCGAAGATGCAAGCTATAGCAATGAATTTCATGCCAAAAAATTTGTTTATATGGCAGTTGCTCATTTGGGGATGAGTGAATTTGACGCATGGAACATGTCAATGACCGCTTTTCAAGAAGCCATGGAAGCGAAATTTCCTACTAACGATAAAGATATCATTTCACAAGATGACTATGACTCAGCTATGTCTTATGCGGATTCTATTGTCGGATTAACCCTCTAATTTCTTCTTGGTTTATTAATAATATGAAAAAATCCATCACCTTTAAGAGATCATTTAATGATCAACTTATCGAAATATTATGCTATTATTCTGACGATAAAAATAAACAGGATAATGCAATGAAAATTGAATCACTAAAAATAGAAAATGTTGGCGGTATATCTAGCTTGTCGTTAGATAGTTTTGACCCCAACTTAAATATTATTTGCGGTGAAAACGGGATAGGTAAAACAAATATTTTGGATTCAATTGCATCATTGTTTTCAGGTTATGAACCGATATCTATTAGTGTTAAATCAGGTTTTGAGCAAGGATGCATAAAAAGCTCAGTAGATGGAAAAGTAATTTCGCGACCAATAAAGAAAAAATATACAAATCTTACCTATACAAAATGGGAATGTGTTAATGATGATGAAAATGCAAATTTCAATTTACTATATTTAAAAGTTAATCGCGTTTTTAAATATAGGCGAGAAAGTAGTATTAATTCAGACCCAGACGTTACCAATAGAACATCGGAAAACGCTGAAGGTTTAGATAATAATGATATAAAACAATGGTTTGTTTCTAGATATTTGCATAGCGCGCATGCTAATAATTTAACTGATGTTCAACAAGAAAACATTAAATTAGCAATAAGCTGTTTTTCGTTACTTGATAATAAGGTTACATTTTATAAAACCACTACTCAAAATGAGATAATTGTAAAAACACCTACAGGAGAAATATATTTTGAGCTTTTATCTTCTGGATTTAGGTCTATTTTATTTATTTTATTGGGCATAATTAAAGAAATTGAATATCGATTCCAAAACAACAATGTTTTAGCATCAGACTTTAATGGAATTATTCTAATTGATGAGATAGAGTTACATCTTCATCCTGAATGGCAAGGTAAAATTTGCAGCGTTCTTACAAAAACATTTCCGAAAGCCCAATTTATCATCAGTACGCATAGCCCTCACGTTATTCAAACCGCCGAGGCGAACGAAGTTATAGCTTTATCTGGGCAGAATGGTCATTTAGAAAAAAGAACCTTAGATATCGCCCCACATGGCTTTAAAGGATGGACAGTTGAGGAAATTCTTACTGATGTAATGGGTATGAGAGATGTTCGAACAGAAAAATATAGGGAAGTTTACACAAAATTTAGTAGGGCGCTAGATGATAATGATATAAAAGCTGCTACTGAAGCTCATAACGAATTAGATAAATTACTTCATCCTACATACCCTTTAAGAGCACTTTTTAAAATGCAATTGGATGGGCTTAAGGGTTAATCCATGATTAAGTTAGAAAAAGGGAAAAAACCCGATTACTTAAGCGATGATAAAGTTCAAGAACTAATAGAAAGGTATAAGTCTAATTCTGATACTGTATGGAATCACGAAAAAATAAAGGAGCGATTATTAGAAAGCAGCAACTCTAAATGCGCTTATTGTGAATGTCAATTACAGATTGAAGATTCATACGTTGAAGTTGAGCATTTTAAATGTAAAAAACGATATCCTGATGAAGTCGTAAATTGGGATAATTTGTTACCTTCATGTAAAAGGTGTAATCTCAGAAAGGGGAGTTTGGATGTTGTTATAACACCTATTATAAATCCTTATGAGGATGATCCTAAATTACATTTATCTATTCAAGCTTGTCGTTTGTATCCAAAAGAAAATGCAGGCTCAAAAGGTGACAATACTATTAAAAAATTGGCTTTAAATGACTATGAACGATTGTTGCAATCAAGATTCGAGGCTTCAAATCGTATAAATAAATATATAGACGATTTAGTTAATAATAAAAGTAATATTGATTATGTTAGAAATAATATGATCACAACACTGGAACTGTGCCAACCAGATAAAGCTTTTTCTGCTTTTCTCGCTTTTACTTTGCTTAATAACAAAGATACAAAAATAATCAAACAAGTTTTAATCGATAATGACTTATGGGATGATGATCTTAATGAAATGTATGAAACCTGCAAAAAAATAGCCCTAGACTCTAGATAACTTATCGTTAACCAACCAAATTCAATTAAACCACCTTCGGGTGGTTTTTTATTACCTAAATTTCTATAAGAGGTTTTTATGTCATTTGAAGCAGGAAGTATATATTACACAATTGACGCCAAAACAGGGGCTTTATTAACAGCCGATAAACAAGTGTCTAGTTTTAACAAAAGAGCGCAAGAGAGGTTTAACGAAACAGATAGGTCGGTAAATTCGTTAAATGGTTCAATGGGTAAATTAACTCAAGTAGCAAAAGGTGTTGTTGCTGCTTTAGTTACTAATCAAGTTTTTGCTTATGCTAATGCTTGGCAAGATTTAGAAGATAGACTAAAAAATACTGGATTAGCTGGAATGGCGTTAAAAGATGTTCAAGAACAGCTTATGACAACATCAAACCGAAACGGTCGCACCATAGAAGAATCCACCGAGTTATATGTACGCCTTTCAAATTCAATGAGCGAACTAGGATATAGTACGCAGGGTACGCTATCTTATATTGATACGCTATCTAACTTATTTACAATCAATAAAACTAACGCAATAAGCGCAGAATCTGCTATCAATGCGCTAACCAAAGCGCAAATGAAAGGTAAGTTAGCTGGTATTGATGCGATGTCAGTATTCGCAGCTATGCCGAGCGTGCTTAAAACTTTAGGTAAACGATTAAAGAAAACAGAAGCAGAAGTTAGACAAATGGCTTCTGATGGCAAGTTATCTATGTCAGACTTTACTGATGCGATGATAGCGGCACAAGATGAAACCGCGGCACTTGCTGATAATATGCGTAATAATCTTGGTGATGCCTCTAATCATTTCACTAATCGCTTAAAAGAGGTATTAGGTTCACTAGATAACACAACAGGAGCAACTCAACATTTAGTTAGTGGCATAAAAATGCTTGCTGAAAATATGAATGTGCTTATCGGTTGTGCTGGTTTCTTGTCGGCAATTCTTGCTGGACGATATTTAACATCGTTGACCGCAGCCACAAGAGCAAAAATTGCATCAGCGATAGCTTCTAGAAACGAAACTAAAGAAGAAGTAGAGTTAGCTAGAGCAGAATTAAAACGAATTGATATAGAACGTCAGAGTTTATCTATTTCACTGCAATTTGCTGAAGCGAATTATCGAGCTGCAAAATCAGTTGAAGATCGCATTATTCAAGCAAATAGAATGTCGGCTATACAAGCAAAAATGATTGCATTAGATAAAGCCGAGACTGTGACCAAAAATGCATTATCAGCAGCTACAGCTAGAGCTAATACAGCTGTTAACTTACTAAAAGGAGGGCTAAGCTTGCTTGGTGGGCCAGCAGGAATTGCGATCATGGCTGCTGGTGCGTTAATGACTTGGGCGAGCAAAGCAAATGAAGCCAAGCAAAAAGCGCTAGACTTTGCTAGTGCAATTGATGATGTAAATGATTCTCTGAAAGATTTAAGCGCAAATCAGCTCGCAAATCAAATAGATCAGATCAATGATGACTTGAGTTTAGTTGAAAAGCAGACAAAAAAAGCTCAATCCGAGCTGAAAAAACTTGAAAGTTATAAAAAAGATAGAAACGAAGCTATTGTCAAAGGATATGTCGGTGAAAAGGGGCTTGATCGGCTAGAAAAAGAGATTAGAAAATTAAAGTCTGACATTGATACATTTTCTCAATCTACTCAAAAACTGACAGGCAAACTACAAAGTTATAAAAACGCGCTAGGAGCATTAACGGGACCGACACAGCAGGCGACACAAAAAACGGATAAATTTATTGATTCACTCGATAAAACTACAAAGACAAAAATTGATGAAAAAATAAAATCTCTTTCAACTGAGCTTGAAATTTCAGAAATGAAGCTTAGCGGTGCTAAAAAAGCTGCTTATATTTATGAAAATGCTTTAAGTGAACTGGGAGATGAATCCGATAAGTATAAAGTTGCCTTACTTGGACTTATCAATGGAACCGCCGAATGGGCTGACATGTCAGATGAAGTAAGAAAAACATTAGAGCCTTTACTTAACGCGTTAGGTAAAATGTTTGACGCAAACGAAAAACTAAACTCTAGTAAAAAAAGCGGACGAGGCACAACAAGAACTTATGCAGAAGAAATAAAAAATCTTAAAAATCAGCTAGAAGTTGCTAAGTTAGAAGCCAAAGGAATGACGGTTGAAGCGAAAGCATTAGCAATTAGCCAGCAAATTGGCACAAAAGCAACGAAAGCTCAGGCTGATGAATTAAAGCGATTAATTCAAGAGCAAGAAAACTTGCAAAATTCGCAAGCAGGTGAAGATTTTGCAAAACAAGAAATCTACAATAAAAAATCACCTCTTGAGCAAATCGACATTGACGAGCAAGAGAAGTTAGATAAATTAAGCAAATGGCGAGAAACGGGGCTTGCAAATGAGCAAACTTATCAAGATGCTTTAACTGCGATAACTCAAGATGCTGTTGATAAACGAAAAAAACTTGAAGATGAAGCAGCAGAAGCTAAGCTACAGTCTACAAGAGCAATACTAAAATCATCATCTGACTTATTCGGTGGAATGGCTGATATGCTAGGAGCTTTTGCTGGTGAATCAAGCTCAGCATATAAAGCGCTTTTTGCAATCAGCAAAGGCTTTGCGATAGCTGATGCGATGCTTAATTTAAACTCTGCAATCATGAAAGCGATGAACGATCAGACAGCAACGACCACTGCTGCAAAAATGGCAAACATGGCAGCAGTAGCAAGCGCGGGTGGACAAGTTTTGTCTACGTTAAAAGGTATTACATACGGAGGGGGAAGACTTCGAGGTGGTGGTGTTGATGTTGGGAAAGCTTATAGGGTTAACGAAAGCGGAGAACCTGAATTGTTTGTCGCACACGGAAAGCAATACATGATACCAAATAAAAATGGTGAAGTTATCCCGTCCAACAAGTTATCACGAGGATCGGCTGGTAAAACTATTATAAATAATATCACTCAAAACATCTCTTTTGGTGACGGGCAAGACAATAAAGAAGCAGCTAACGAGACAGCTAGAATGCTGAAACAAGCGCTCAGAAGTGTAATTCAAGAAGAACAAAGACCAGGAGGGCTGCTAAATCATCGTTGATCTAATGGACAAAATTTCATACCATTAACTTAAATAATTATTTAAGGAGAATGGTATGAAAAAAATTGTATTTTTGGGGTTAATTGGTTTTACGTTGATAGGGTGCTCATCATCACCAGTGTCAAATGACGCGGCAGTAAACGTTCCTGTGCAGCGGATATATAACCAAGATATTTTTGTAAAAAAAGAAAATTCAGGAATGGTTATTATAAAAAGAGATAAAGGATTTGTAAGTAGCGCTTGCTCTGATTCTCTTTTTGTTGACGGAGTTAAGATTGCTGATTTAAATACTGCGGAAAAAGTTGTTATCTACCCGCTATTAGGGAAACGAATTTTTAGCATGGTGGCAAATGGAGTTTGTGGTGGAGGAATGGTTGAAGTTGAAGGGGATGTTGAGAAAAGTCAAGTTTTAACATATAGGATTGCTCATTCCTTAAATGGTGGATATGGTATTTATAGAACGGCGTTCTAAATAGACTAATCATTTATAGGAGAATGGTATGAAAAAGGCTTTACAGGCTTGCGTTATTATTTTTTTTATAATAATTATTATGGTGGTTATTGCTGTTTATAATCATGTTTCCAACAGAATCACAGATGAAGAAATGCTATATTACAAATCTTCTGAATTCTGCTCATCTCTACTACAGCGAAATTTGAAATCACCAGAGTCTTATCAAGAGCAGGAAGTTTTTGTAATTCCTGAGAAAGCTTCTGAAGATGAGTTAAAAGAATTTGTTTCCCAAAAAAATATCAAGTTGTATCAATTAGAATATGAACGAGGAAACTTAAGTTTATACAACTTTAATATACTTATAAAGTATGGCGCCAAAAAATCTTTTGATTTACGGAATAATGCGCTATGTGAATTTAGAGTTTTTAACATCAAGAATCGGGGATTCTTATCTCCAAACTTAGAAGCCATAACCGCCGGTTATGAGCGATATACTAAGGGCGAGATGTTTTTATTGTTTCCTGGTTCTATAAATACATCAGGATTAAATAAATTTAGCTTTTGGGAAAAGTTAAATTATTTATTTAATAAAAAGAACTTTTCAATTGCAGAATAGCAATTTAATCAACCCTCTTAGAGGGTTTTTTACTGGTTATTTTTTGCTTTATCGGAATCAGCTTCTTTTTGGGCGAGATAATCGGGTATAACAACTCTAAATAGATAAGTTTGAATATCCATATTAAGTTTATTGGCATGCTCCATCATTAAATCGTATTTTTCTTTTGGTAAATTTAAATAGACACCAATTTCTTTTTTTCCTTTATCTTCATCAGATAAATCTGTTTCTTCTCCGTACGCCAGCCAAGAAAAAGGTACACCTAAATGGTATGCAAGTTTTGAAATTATATTAGCTCTCGGTTTATTTTTGCCTGCTTCATATCTAGATATTTGAGCAGCAGCAATACCAGTTCGTTTGGATAAGTCTTCTTGAGAATATTCAAGTTGAGCTCTTCTTTGTATTAATCGTTTTGCAAAAGTGTCATTATTTATCATAAATAGTATTGAAATGTATTGACATGGTTAATTATTAGAATTAGTATACTATACATTCCATGACACTTTAAGACATTTTATTATTAACAAGGAGAAAACATTGAAAGAAAATAAAGTAACGTTATCAGCAAGAATGCCTGTAAGCCTTAAAGCTGCGCTTGAGGTATTAGCAGCAATGAATGATAGAACAATGAGCCAAGAGCTTGTAAATAGAGTTAGACAGTCATTAACAGAGGAGGAAAAGAAAATTGCAGGTATCTAAAAAACTAAAGGCTTTAACTGCACCACCAGCTAAAGCCCAAAATCAAGTTGACCACACACTAAATAAGGAAAACTCATGAATAATAGTAATATAAACAACTCTAATTGTCCAGTAATAGTGCCATTTAACGGTAATAACTTATATTTGGTAAATAACAATAACGAACCTTTTGTTCCAATGAAGCCAATAGTTGAAGGTATGGGGTTAGATTGGAAATCACAATATTCCAAATTAAAACAAAAGTTTAACACCTGCATGGTGGAAATCACCATTCAGCTACCTAATGATATTCAAAACCGTTTAGTGAGTTGCTTGTCTCTTAGAAAATTACCTGCTTGGTTATACTCAATACAACCAAATAAGGTTAAACCTGAATTAAGAGATGCCGTTATAAAATATCAAGAAGAATGTGATGAAGTTTTATGGCAGTATTGGACTAAAGGGCAAGTAACAAAAGAAAGTGTCAAAACAGTTTTACCAAAACACATTGGCTTAGCTGAATATAGAAAGGCTAGGGCGATATCAATGGCAACTAAATCAGCAGAAGTTATTTGTAACCGATTTGATAATCTCAGCAAGTTGTCTCAGCAAGTTATCTTTGCAAAAATGGTTAATAGTTCTGTAAATGAGGAGTTAATTCCCTTACCTATATTAGAAAACAAAACATTTTCAGCTAGTGAAGTGGGGGATTTACTCGGCGTATCCTCAAATAAAATTGGTCGTATAGCTAACAAGCTCAACCTAAAAACAGATGAATACGGAATTTTCGTACTAGATAAGTCACGTTCTTCTGATAAACAAGTTGAAACTTTTAGATATAACGAAAAAGCAATAGATGTAATTAAAAATCATCTTATTAATAAAGAAATCGCTTAATCAATTAACAACAAATTATAAGCCCCCAAAGAGGGGCAATTACGAGGATATAGCATGTCAAATCAATTAATGTTTCACAGCACAGTAGTGCAACCAGTTAAACGTAATAATCAAATTTGGATCACGTCCACCGAGCTATCTAAGCTTTTACAATATGCAGATTCTAAATCAGTAACAAAGATTTATAGTCGGAACAAGGATGAGTTCACCGATAAAATGACAATGGTGGTCAAATTGACTACCAATGGAATAAACAACAGTCTACGCAAGAAATCAGTACGAATTTTCTCACTTCGAGGAGCGCATCTAATCGCAATGTTTGCTAGTACAAATGTAGCAAAAGAAGTGCGTAAATGGTTGTTAGATTTAGCTGATAAAGAGGCAGGTCATTCACAAACAAGAAAAGATATGATTGAGGTAAACAGAACCAATTTGATTTGTTTAGTTCATCACATGCTTTGGTTGAATGATTTCTACATAGATAATCGTTTATATGATGTTTTTAAAATGCTGGGGTCTAATTTCGGTGTAAGACTTCACGATCATTTTGGCGACGGTGCTTTTGTTGCTTCGATGTTTAAACAACAGCTAGAAAAGAAACAATTACGGCAAGTATAAGTTAAGGAATGTACAACCCTTTTTTTAATCGCTTTTTTAATCCATTGAAAAATATAGATTAATTTAAGCACTAGAAAAAAGGGTTATTTTCGAAAAAATGGTTAAATTTTAGTTAAAACAAAAGGCTATGTTTGATATAATCTAGGTTCACCGCTGCGTAAGCGGTTTAGAAATTTGCCAATTAGAAAAACAATTCACAAATTATGTTCACCGCTGCGTAAGCGGTTTAGAAAAAAATTAGCATATCGATATCATGCGTTATCATGTTCACCGCTGCATAAGCGGTTTAGAAAACTTTCATTTACTCTATAAGCTTTCCCAACATGTTTACCGCTGCATAAGCGGTTTAGAAAATTACCGAAATTATTAAGGAGATGGTATGAAAAAGATTTTATGTTATTTAATTTTTTTTCTGTGTTTTATTTCATTTATCTCAGAGGCTGCTGGGAAAAAAGAAAAATTTAAGCCCGATGGGAAAGAATTATTTATTATTAACGAATATGCTCCAGTAGCTCGTATACAAGTACATACAGCCCCAGAGGTTGGAACATCCAAATTTTTACCCATCGAAAAATATAAAGGCATGGTTGGGTATGTTGATAAAATAATTAAAACTAATTACGATTCTTATAAAAAGATTGTTTTGAAAAATGGAGATGTTTTTTATTTAGATAAAACTTCATTCGGAACATCTGAACCAAAGTATGAATCAGAAGAATATTTAATTAGTATGGGGGAATATGAAAAAGTAAAAAATAATATTGAAGAAACAAAAAAAATAAAACTTTATAATATAAGTGATATTTCTATCAAAACAGTAACAGCAGGCAAAGACGGTATTTATAATGTTACATTATCTAATGGATTAACTTTAAGATGGAATGATTTTAAAGTATTACAAAACTTTATTAAAAATATAACTGATGAAACTGATGTAAAACTCTTAATAAACACATTAAAGGGAGGCGGCATTTATCTCTATTACGATGATATAGATGACTTTTATCAAATTTCCGTAGGTGGTAACTCACCGCTAGAACTGTTTTTAAAAATTTTTGGCACAAAAAAAATAATGCCAGTTGCTAAGGTGACGTATGGTGGCTCAAACTGGGTTTTTGCAGATAGTTTTGTTGTTTTTCAAAATGGAAAAAAACTATCTCGCAATAATGTTCAATTTAAAAGAGATAGTAGATCAGTCGTTGTTGAATGGTATAACTTCGCATGTCCCAAAGAAGATTTGGATAGCATTAGATTGTTAGATGAAAATGAAGAGGCGACTGTAAGATTCTATGGTTCTAATCACAATAAAGATAAACAGATCGATAAAGAAAGTATCAAAAAAATAAAAGAAATTATTGCGCTATATGATATGTTGACGAAATATTACACCATTTAAAGCAATTCAAACCCTCTTAGAGGGTTTTTTATTATCTAAAATAAGGTATCCATATGAAAGTTTTTTCAATAGTTTTTCATGATAAAAATGGCGTAATACTCGCTACAGATCGGCATGAAGATTGTTGGATAAGGTTATTTGGGGAGTATTATGGTCGCTTAACCAAGGTTAGAGACCATAATGAATTTATTAAGGCTGGAAGCATGATGAAATTAGTCGAATTACGTCAGGAGTCCGAGATAGACCCAAGTCTAATAGTTTCAATACCAAGTGTTTTGTGGCGTCTACAGATTACCGCCGCATAGGTGGTTTTCATTAAAAATCTAACTGTTCAGGCTTAATTTGCAACGCTTCGGCAATTTTAATCCGCGTTGCTTTTCTTAGTTTTTGGCTTTTTTCATATTGAGAATAAGCCGATTGACTAATACCTATTTTATTCGCAACGTCAACTTGAGATAGCTTTAAATATTCACGCCATGCTTGTGCTGGAGAATAATTATTATCAAAAACCATGTTGACAACTTCGCTTGGTACACCTGTTTCCACATCAATTGCTTTTGCGTTTGATAGCTCTAAATATTGATTGTAAGGCATAACCACAAATTGTGGCTGTCCTTGTTCATTATTAATAAACTGTATATTAGTAAGTGCGTTCATCGCGTTTTTTCACCTCTTCAATAGAAACAATATGAATAGCACCATCAAAATTAAAAAACACTCGATAGTTACCCACTCGTAATCTGTACTGATATTTATGATTAGTTAAAGACTTTACATTAATACAATTCGGCATGTTAGCCAGTTCATCAATTTTATTACGGATTAAAGCATTGCCTTGAATTTTACGTAACTGCTTTAAGGCTTTAATTTGATAAATAATTTTATTCATTTTGTTGTTCTAACTAATCTTGATATAAGTATTATATAAGTCATATAAGTTTTTGTAAATAAAAATATAAGCAAAACACAAATAAATTAGTTTAATCATCTGGAGAAAACTATGGAAACATTTCATTGGAGACCTCAAAACAGCTCCACGATTTCAGTATCACCGAAAGTTAAGATAATTAAGTTTGGTGATGGCTATGAGCAACGCATTCGGGACGGTATTAACAACGATCTGCGCTCATACAACGTAACATTTGTTGGATTATCAGAAGATATCAGCTTGATTGATGATTTTCTTAGCCGACATAATGCGATTAAAGCCTTTTTATGGCGAGAGCCTAATACTCACAAAACGATCAAAGTTGTTTGTCGTTCTTGGACATCAACGCCCAACGGCGCAGCTAAAACAATTTCCGCAACATTTGAAGAGGTGGTCGCATGACTTTACATGTACCTAGTGATTCACTTAAATTGCTAACAAAATTCGAACAAGGAGCGATGATTGACTTGTATGATGTAGATCTTTCAAAAATTGCTGGTGAAAAATTAATTTTTAGATTTCATGCAGGGTTAAATCATTTGCGAAAAGCCGTTGTTTGGCAGGGCAAAACATATGAGCCCTATCCAATTCAGGTAACGGGCTTTCAAAAAAATGGACAGGGAACTAGTAACCGTCCAACAATGACAGTTTCCAACGCCTTTGGTCTAATAACGGGATTAGTGAATAGCTTTGATGATCTGCTTGGAGCGATAGTTACTAGACGTCAAGTGCTCGCGGAATTCTTGGATGCGGAAAACTTTGAGGGTGGAAATAGTAGAGCAGATCCTACCCAAGAGCTTGTTTCACAATATTTAGTGGAACGATTAACAAATTTAATACCATCAGAATCAGCAACATTTGAACTTGCATTGCCATGCGAGAGTGACGGAGTGATATTACCTGCTCGGGTAATAATTGCGCATACATGTTGTTGGCGATATCGCAGCTCTGAGTGTAGTTATACGGGCAGCGCGGTTGCAGATGAAAGAGATACTCCAACAAACGATATCACAAAAGACAAATGCTCTGGAACGTTAACTGGTTGCAAGCTTCGATTTGGTAAAAACGGCATTCTGCCCTTTGGCGGTTTTCCAGCCTCTGCAAAACTTTCTTAAATAATCATGAAAAATAAAATACTTAATCACGCTAAACAATGCGGTGAGGCTGAGTGCTGCGGATTTGTTATTGATAACAAAACATATCTACCGTGCAATAACATCTCATCCACAACGGCAGAAACATTTGAAATTTCGCCTGACGACTGGATTAGAGCAGAGCAACTTGGTGAGATAACAGCAATCGTACATTCACACCCTAATGGTTTACCCATTCTGAGTGAAGCAGACCAATTTTATCAACAGCAGACGGGTTTGCCTTGGTGGTTGGTTTGTAATGACGAAATTCATAAATATAGATTTATACCGCCACTTCTTGGGCGTGAATTTAAACACGGGGCAGTGGATTGTTATACGCTATTTCGGGATGCATACCATCTATGTGGTTTTGATTTTCCAAACTTTCACCGCGACGACGATTGGTGGCACAACGGGCAAAACTTGTATTTGGATAATATGGAATCTAATGGGTTCTATCAAGTAAGTGCTTCTTGCCTGAAAAATGGCGATGTTATTCTGTTTTCACTGAACAGTAATGCCGTCAATCATGCTGCAATTTACATTGACGACAACTTAATCATTCATCATTTGCCAAATCGACTATCAAAACGTGATTTGTTTAGTGGATATTGGCTCAAAAATTATCATTCAATTTGGAGGCATAAAAAATGGCAACCGTTAAATTTTACGGCGATCTTAAACAATATGGCGATAAGTACAAAATAAATGCAGATACTGCTGCTGAAGCGTTGAATTGCCTATATTTTCAAATAAAAGGCTTAAAAAAGCGGATTTTAGACGGTTATTTTCGTGTACGAATTAATGGCATAGATATGAATGAGAACAATCTACAATTTGGGCTTCACAATCGAATTTCTCATAACGCCGTAATTCATATTGTACCACGTGTTACTGGCGCGAAAAATGGTGGAATCCTTGGTTTTATAGCTGGCGCAGTTATGGTTGTCGTTGGAGCGTGGACTGGGCAATATTGGTTAGTTGGAATGGGGGTGGGAATGATGGTTGGTGGCGTCGCAATGATGATGACGAAAACCCCAAAAATGCCAGACGCAACTAATGATGACGGTAAAAAAAGCACCTCATTTTCAAATCTAGGGAATACCGCGGCGCAGGGGGCGCCTGTTCCATTGCCGTACGGAGAAATAATGGTTGGGTCTAGGGTTGAATCACAGGGGGTTGAAACGATGGATGTGGAGGAATAAATGGGGAAAAGTTCTGGGAAAACAAAAACGCCGCGGATTGAGGCGGATAATCTAGAATCCAAACAGCAATTATCTATTATTGATGTTATCGGAGAGGGACAAATTGAGGGCCCTGTCGGGGGGCTAAAAGGTGTTTTTTTAAATAAAACGCCAATCCAAGCGGACAATGGGACATATAATTTTAACGGCGTTGAAGTTGAGTGGACCGCAGGGACGCAGGCGCAATTGCCGTTATCTGGATTTGCGGAAACACAAAATGAAATTCCAGTTAGCTTAGAAGTGAAACAAAAAACACCTATAGTTAGAACTATTACCGACCCCTATGTTGACCGTGTGAGAGTAACAGTCGGTGTATCTGCACTATATAACCAGACTAACAGCGGTGATATAACAAGAGCCTCTGTTAGCATGGCAGTTCAAATCGGAACCGGCGCGGGATGGGTTACAAAAAAAATTGTTGAATTGAAAAATAAAAAAACACGCTCTCAATATTTAACATCTGTAATTTTAGATGATTTACCGCCGAAGCCGTTTAATATTCGCGTTATGCGTTTAGATCCTGATGGCTCCGATCTGCTGGTTAACAATACAATTTGGTCATCATATACCGAAATTTACGACACCAAACTATCATACCCAAACACTGCGCTAGTGGGGTTACGATTTGATTCGTCTCAATTCAATGGCGTACCAGCTAGAACATATCGGATTAGAGGCATTAGATGCAAAATTCCCGACAATTACGATCCCATATCCAGGACATATCACGGCATTTGGTTGGGCGAGTTTAAAACCGAATGGACAAATAATCCCGCGTGGATAGTTTACGATCTGATAACAAACACTCGCTATGGAATGGGATACCGATTCGGAAAATTTGCAATTGACAAATTTATGCTGTACTCGATTGCGCAATATTGCGATGAGCTAGTCGATGATGGTTTCGGTGGCAAAGAGCCGAGATTTACGTGCAATTGTTATATAACAGAACGCGCTCAGGCGTATGATTTACTAAACAATTTCTTTTCAATATTTCGAGCAATGCCGATATGGGACGGGACGCAACTCACCGCTATTATTGATAGACCTAGCGATACCGTCGCTATTTACACTAATGCAAATGTTATTGAGGGCAAATTTAGTTACTCATCATCGGCAATGAAAGACAGGCACACAGCGGTTCGAGTTAAATATATTGATCCAAATTACGGATGGGAACCAGTTACAGAATATGTTGCAGATGATGAGGCAATCAAGCGGTTTGGACTAAATGTGTTAGACGTTGAAGCGTTTGGTTGCACATCACGAGGTCAGGCGCACCGTACAGGAAAATGGATTATAACTACAGAAAAATATGAACGTCAAACAGTCACGTTTATTGTTGGACGAGAGGGATTGAGGCACTTACCAGGTGATGTGATTGAGATTTTAGATAATGAATATGTTATGTCACAAGCAGGCGGTAGAATTGTTTCCGTGGCTGATAATGTCGTCACATTAGATCGTAATGTGGAAATTGATGAAAACTCATATTTTACATATCAAGATGTTAATACAAAACTGATAAAAGTTAAGGTGTTATCTCAAAAATCTCCGAACATGCTAATTTTAGAGCACACTATAAATGCCGATCAATGGTCAACGTGGATTTTAACGAATGTTAATGTATCATCGCGACTATTTAAAGCCATTACTATCAGTGAAAACGACGACGGCACGTATTCTATAACAGCAATAGAGCACGAGCCTAAAAAAGAGGCAATTGTTGATAAAGGCGCTGTTTTTACCCCTAACAACGCGCAATCAATTAGCTGGGGAATCCCGCCAATTGACGATCTTTCAGTTTCAGTCACGCCTGATAGTGATGAGTATCAAGCCGTTCTGTCATGGACAACCCCAAGAACAATAAAACATCTGGAATTTCAGGTTACTATTTTGCGGAATGGTAAATTAGTATCACGTCAGACTGTGCCGGACATGAGCGTAACAATGAGCAATCTGGATGATGGTAAATACATGGCATCTGTGCGCGGGATATCGACAGAGGATGGCAGGCTGGGGGATGAATCTACAGTAACGTTTACTATTGCGCCACCGGAGACGCCAACTCAATTAGTTTTTGCAACATCTAGTAACACCGTGGCTATTAAACCTATTATGCCATCGAATGTTGGTTTGGGAACGGTTTTCGAATATTACAAGGGGGCAACGCTTGATGAGGTGAGGGCTATGGCTAATTACCTTGGCAGAACATCAAATAAGTTGATTGATGCTGATGTCCAAGCATCTACAACCTATTATTATGGTGTAATTGCGGTTAATGCCGCTGGGCGCTCGGGAATGTGCACTGGCTCGGCCACCACAGCAGATGATACGGTTGGCACCGCAGGAGGTATTTTTAGAATAAAAACTGCCGATGGGGTTTTCCCTGAAAATAATGATAATGCCACGCAACTTTTTCATGACGTGCTAGGCATGTGGCCATCACGAGATACAGTGCTAATAGTCTATGCCGAGGACGACAACAGGGATGTAACTAAAACAGAGGCAAAAATGTATGATGGTGCAAAATGGGTATCGCCGGCATTATTTTTGGATGGCAATTTGATTGCGACGGGTACAATTAGTGGCGATAGGTTAGTTGCATATACAGAGATCAAAGCGCCTATTATTCGAGGTGGCAGCATCAACATTAATGATCGATTTGTTGTTGAACCAGACGGCTCAGCTACCATCAAATATCTAAATGGAAACGCAGGTACAGTAATGAAGGATGGAACAATAAAAATCTTTGATGAAACAGGCGCTTTAGTCGTCCAAATCGGTAATCTGGAGGTTTAATGTCATTCGGTATTAAGGTTTTTACAAAAACAGGTCCGGCATATAATCTAGATGGAAATTGTACATCTATGTTTATTTCTGGGGCGTTAGGCTCATATGTCTATCCAAAAACAGGTCTGTATGTGCCCGAGGGTTATGATTATTATGCTCATCTTTCGCACGCCTGCGGTTTCGCAGATGAATTTGATGAAACAGATGCAAATGTTATTGTCGCATCGGCTGATCCGATAGCATATTTAGATGAACATCGGCAATTGTGTTTTAGAAATGGGAAAAATGCAATAGGGCAGACGGAGCATTTCCCATCTGATGTTAATCTTAACCCCAGACAACAACTTGTTTTATTAACATGGCCCAAGCCTGCACACGCAAATGGATATGGTATTTTGTTTAATGGTGTTAATTCTTTTTTTCAAATTAATCAAAATACTAACTTTAGCAATGTGATATGGAAGGGCGATGTTGAAATTACTAATAGGGGTTGGCGAATTCAAAATATAAACCCGTCGTTAACTCATCATAATTCGTTTATATTTTTTTATTGTGAAGATCCAACAATCTCGATTGGCAGAAGCTGGAAACTGGGCGATAGGGACGATATAATTTACATCCCGTATGATCATAATGGTGGCGTGAGCAACAAAACAATAAAAGCTAAAGCCGTAGTTTTTGGAGTTAGTCAAATCAAAACATCTCAATACGGGTTGAGAATATACAAAAATAAACGTGTTGTATATGATTCATGCAATGAGGTGTTAATAAATCCTGTTTTTGCTCGCTTTGATCAATATGAAGTTGGGCATATGAAATCAATACAAGGAATTAAGCGTCCGATGTTTGCACGTGTATGTGTTGGTGCTCAATATATTATACAGAGCAACGGCGGGTGGTTTTGCGATATAGGTTTACGATCAAACGGATATCAACTATCAACAACAGTACAAAAAACATTTAAAGCGTGGTGGTTAGAATCTGAATTACCGTTCTCGTCATTTGTTTCTGAGCAACCGGTTATGATTTTAGACGCTGAAAATTATTTCAAATTCTAATATAAGAAGCGTATCCATGAAAACCATTACAACCTAAAACTGAAAGGCACTGGCAGCATACGACAAAAATTGGATAACTTCCCTACAAAATTGGATGCTCTAATTGATGTCAAATGCGCGGATATTAACAAAGAGCATGAGCTAAAAAAATTATTAAAATTATAATTTAATTTATTCAATAAAACCGCTACATGAGCGGTTTTTTCATGTCTAAAATTTAAGGAAAATTATGGCAAAAATATCAGGAATTTTAACAGATGGTGCGGGTAAAATTATCAACAACTGTACTATCGAGTTATACGCAAAAAGAACAACAAACAAAGTTCTGGCTCAAACACAGGCATTCGAAGTTGCAGAAAACGGTAGTTACACAATGAACGTGCTACCTTGTGACTATGAAGTAAAACTAATTATAAATGGGTTTCCGCCGAAAAAGCTGGGCACTATTCAAGTATTTTCTGACTCAAAAGACGGTACATTAAATGATTTTTTATTAAATCCAGTTGAAAGCGAAATTACACCAGCGATACTACAACAGGTTGTTAATGCTCGCAATGCGGCAAAAAAATCAGCAGATGATGCTAAAAAATTCGCATCGACAATTGATACCGCAACATTAGTTAAAAAATCAGGCGATGAAATGACTGGAACATTGCGAATCAACGACGGAGATAAATCAGCAATACAATTACAAAACGCTGCTGGGCAAATCTGGCAACAGCGCACATTTGCGGACGGCAGTTTTTGTCTTGAGCGATATAATTCTGTTTTAAATCAGTGGATTAGGTTTTTGAGGTACGTAGAGCCTGAGAATTCATGGAAATTTGAAAATATTGATGATGTCACAATTAATAATAAGTCTGTGTTAAAAAGTGGTGATTATGGTGTTGGGGCTGTTGTTGGTGCGATAGCTGAAAATTTTGATGGTCATCTTGCAGGCGGTTTTTATCAATGTAGCACATCTGATTTCTCTGATTTGCAATTTGCGGGCGATAGTGCAGCGACACTATTAACGTATCCGAGCAATAGCAAATCGTGGAAAGTTGAGCAGTTATCAGTAGTTAGTAGTAAAACGCCGAAAATCTATTATCGTTGCGATACGCGAGATGGCAAACAGAAATGGTACGAAGCGATCACAACAGCGAATTCAACTGTAGATAGCAATGGTTTTCTGAAAAAAGCGTCGCCAATTTTGCGGTTGTTTGCGACTGAAAATATTGATGATGTTGATGATTTTAAAAAATCGGGCTGTAGTTTAGTGAATGATTTGGCCGCTGGCGTGACAGCTAAACGAATTGATATTGGTCATTACGAAATCAGCGGTAGTTTAGGTTTTGCAAAAGAGGGGTGGTATATAACGCTACCCGAGGACGCTAACGGCAATAAAAAATTTTTTGCTGAGTACTCAACTGATGAAAACAACATCATCACAGTTAAAACATACACACGAAAATTCGATTTTGAGAGCTGTCAAATCGTTGCTGGTGAGCCAATTGACATAACTGAGGGACGCTGGATAGACATTCGATTAGAAATGCCAGTTGTTGAGGTAATTGAGAATGAAGAGCCGATACCGAGCACACTAAATCCAGTCATTATTAACAATGATGAAAACTAACTAACAAA